CGAAGTCTAAGACAATCAGAATCAAAAACAGATGCAACGTTATATGATATTGCAGATGATTTGAGTTTTGGTAGTTACAAGAACTTCACACTTAATCATTTTTCTGAACGCATAAATATTTACAATGAAGAAGAATTTGAATATTCTATTCATAATGTGGAGTTAAAATGACACCAGAAGATTTAAAAGTTATACGATTAGAAACAGGTGAACAAGTTGTCAGTTATGTTTTACATGAAGAAGGCTCCATGTTTGTTCGTCTAATTGAACCCTTAGAGATTCGTATGCATACTGAAGTTAATGATTATGGAACAGTGAATGAAAGAATGTCATTAGTTGAATGGATATTGCATACAGATGATAATGCTTTTTCTATTCATCGAGATCGAATTGTTACAATCGCTAGAGCTGATACCGACTTAATTGACTATTACGGATATACAAAAAGAAGTTTTGAAAAATTAAAACAAAAGGCCTTAGAAGATAAAAATGCCAAAGATAATATTAGAAAATTAGAACAATCTCTCAAACAAGGTAATGAAAAGATGAGTAGGAAAGAGATGTTGGATATACTATCTGGTAAGGTAACTAAGCATTAACTCTCTCTGAAGGAGGGACATACGTATTATAACAGAAAATAATTCATATGTCAAGCAAAAAAAGAATTGTAATTTTGTTAAAAGTATGATATAATATGAACATGAAAAAGAAAACTGAACATTATGTAGATAATAAAAAGTTTCTTCAAGAAATGATAAAGTACAAAGATATGTGTACAAAGGCTGAAAAGCGTGGTAGAAGACAACCTCCTATTACAAATTATATGGGTGAATGTTTTTTAAAGATTGCCAATCACCTATCATATCGACCTAACTTTATTAACTATACTTACAAGGATGATATGATATCCGATGGTATTGAGAATTGTTTACAATATGTTACAAACTTTAATCCAGAGAAATCAAATAATCCTTTTGCCTATTTCACACAAATAATTTACTATGCGTTTATTCGTAGAATCCAGAAAGAAAAGAAACAAACAGAAATCAAACAAAAACTAATTCAAAAGGCTGGAGTCCAAGAATACGAAACACAAGAAGGAGATGATACCAATTATTCGAACACGTATGTAGATTATATGCAGAGAACAATGCCTGAAGAAACGAAAAAAGAAAAAGAAAAGAAACCCAAAAAGAAATCCAGAATAGAAAACTTTATGTAATTTATGAAGATAGCGATAATTGCTGATACTCATTTTGGTGTGCGATCTGATAGTCCTGCCTTTGCTGAGTATCAATATAGATTTTTAGATGATATATTTTTTCCTTACTTAGAGAAAAATAATATCAATACATTAATTCATTTGGGTGATATTGTTGATAGACGAAAGTTTGTTAACTTTAAAACGTTAAATGATTTTCGTAAACGATTTATGAATCGTCTAAGTGATTTAAATGTACACACTCATTTGATTATTGGTAACCATGATACGTATTATAAAAATACAAATGAGATCAATGCACCTGTAGAATTATTTTCCACTTACGATAAAGTCACCACTTATGATCAACCAAAAGTTTTGACTATTGATGACGTTCGTTTTTTAATGGTGCCATGGATTTGTCCTGAAACGGCATCAATTACTAAAACAATGTTAGAACAAGAATCAGCTGACGTTGTTTGTGGTCATTTAGAGATTGCAGGTTTTGAAATGTTAAATGGTATCACCAATACTCACGGTTTAGATAAGAAATATTTAAAACGATTTGAAAAAGTATTTACAGGTCACTTTCACAAAAAATCTGATGATGGTCATATCTATTATCTTGGTGCACCTTATGAAATGGTTTGGTCAGATTACAAATGTCCAAAAGGGTTTCATACGTTTGATACAGAAACAAGAGAACTAGAGCGCATTGCCAATCCATATCGAATACATCGAAAGATATATTACAATGATGAAAATAATACTTATCAAGAGTTTGATTATTCTGATTATAGAGATACGTATGTTAAAATCATTGTAGAAAAGAAAAAAGACTATTACATGTTTGATCGTTTTATAGATGGTTTCTATAAGATGACTAGTGTCCATGATTTAAAAATTATTGAAGACTACTCTGATTTAGATGCTTCGTCTGTAGAAGATGATATTGCAGAAAAGGCTGAAGACACAACCACATTGATTGATAATTATGTCGAACAGTTGAATACTAAGTTAGATAAAAGTAGACTGAAAACATTGATGAGAAGTTTGTATACAGAGGCAAATGATATTGATATATGATATTATTTAATAAAGTACGTTGGAAGAATCTGTTATCAACAGGCAATACATTCATTGAAGTTGATTTAAGTAAAAATCATACCACGTTGATTGTGGGTGACAATGGTTCTGGTAAATCAACAATGTTAGATGCACTATGTTTCGCTTTATTCAACAAACCATTTAGAGATATTAAAAAAGAGCAATTGATTAATACAATCAATATGGGTGGTGTTGAGGTAGAAGTAGAATTTAGTATAGGTAAAAAACAATATCTAGTAAGACGTGGTATTAAACCTAACTTCTTTGAAATTTATTGTGATAATGAATTAATTGACCAAGATGCAGCCAATATTGATTATCAAAAATATTTAGAACAGAATATTCTTAAAATTAATTATCGATCATTTACACAAGTGGTGATACTTGGTAGTTCGTCTTTTGTTCCTTTTATGCAATTAAAAACACAACATCGAAAAGAAGTGGTGGAAGATATTTTAGATATTAAAGTATTTTCTGCTATGAATTTATTAGTTAAACAGAAACAAAAAGAAATAGAAACAGAGGTGAAAGATATTGAAAAGGAAGTTGAACATCTCAAAGAAAAGATAGACATCCAAGAAAAACATATTGCAGAAGCACAGAAACAACAACAGTCCACAATTGATGAATACAAAAATAAAATAGAAAGTAATAATAATGTCATTGCAGGATACAATGCTAAAATTGAACAAATACAAATTAATATAAAGACACAGAAAGATACTATCTCTGATGAAGATTCAGTCAAAAAGAATTTAAAGAAATTAGAAAACTTTGAATTGACCATTGAGAATAAAGTATCAAAAAAGAAAAAAGATATTAAATTCTATTCTGAAAAAGACGAATGTCCAACATGTAAACAAGATATTGATAGTGAATTTAAAACATCTATGATTGATGAAGGCACAAAGAAGTTATCAGAATTAGAAACTGCATTAGAACAATTGAATAAAGAAGTGACAGGCAAACAAAGACGACTAGAAGAAATCACCACTGAATATGAAAAGATTAAATTAAAAGAGATAGAGATTGCCAAATACAATCAATCTATTACAGAATTAAATAACTTCAATACAAAGATTAATTTAGACATAGAACGAATAGTCAATAGTTCCAAAGATGTATCAGAGGCACAAGGCACACTTAAAATATACAATGAAAATCTACAAGAAAAAGATCACAAGAAAATAGAATCATTAGAAGAATTAGATTACATTCAAGCTGCCAAACAGATGTTACATGATAGTGGTATTAAAACAAAGATTATTAAGATGTATTTACCTATTATGAATCAGTTAATCAACAAGTATCTTGCAAGTATGGATTTCTTTGTAAACTTTAAATTAGATGGTGAGTTCAATGAAACAATTAAGTCCAGATATAGAGATGACTTTTCTTATACATCATTCAGTGAAGGTGAAAAGATGAGAATTGATCTGGCTTTATTATTTACATGGCGTGCTATTGCCAAGATGAAAAACAGTGTATCAACCAATCTATTAATCTTAGATGAGATATTTGATAGTTCTTTAGATGTCACAGGTACAGATGACTTTTTAAAGATTATCAATACACTATCTGATGAAAATGTCTTTATCATATCACACAAAACCGATATGTTGGTGGACAAGTTTGCCAACCAGATTAAAGTTGAAAAATATAAGAATTTCACTAGAATAACACAATAATTGACAAATCAATAAAAGTATGATATAATACTATTATGAAATATTATAAAATAGAACCTCATTGGAAGAAATCAATCTATGAATATACTGGTTTTGCCAATGAAGATAAAACAATTAAATTTGAAACGGAAGAAATGTACCGTTGGGGCCATATCGTAATTCAATTGGAAGAAGGCGAAACATTAGAAGATCGAATCGGTGACTATGAAGACGATAATAATGTCGCTGAATTTAGTTTCGATGAATCACATGATACAGATTTAGATGACCAATGTTCTTTTTATTTTAATAACGTTGTTGGTATTGATGAAGAAGTATTAAGTGAAAAGTTTGATGAAGAAGGTTACGACTACCTACGAGAAGGTGATTATATTGAAACCTATTCTTATTTAGAATTTGTAGGTAAATTAAAAGTAACTGATGTAACAGACCAATATTCGAAATGAGTGAAATAGACATCCACGAAAAACAAGATTTAGAAAATGTTGAAAAGCAATGGCAACAATTTCTGGATGAAAATGATATTGACAGTTTAGAAGATATTGACGATAACTATTTAAAAGAAGTTATTGAAAGCGATTTATCTGTTATATCAAAAATGGATGTCAAAGAATATACTCTCTATCAAAAGTGGCAAGAAGTCCACACAAAATATCCTACACATAGTGTTTCTACTTTGTTCGGTGAAGAAATACAGTTGAAAAATCTTTCACAAGAAAAACTTATTAAAGATATGAAAGATAATATATGGATTCCTGAATCACCTGAAGATTATGATAAACTAGAACCTATTATGATTAATACCAGTGCAAAGGGGTTATCAGAGAAGTGGAATACGTTAAGAACATTTCTATCTACTATGAAAAACAATTCAAATATAGGCCGTCAGATATTCTTTATCATTGCTGACAATAGAACAGGTAAGTATCTTGGTGTTATCTGTATATCTGGTGACTTTATGGACTTAACACCACGTGATCAGATGATTGGTTGGGATAGACAAACAAAAACATTCAGTGGTAAGATTAATCATACAGCAATAGGTTCAACTATTGTACCTACACAACCTTTAGGATATAGTTATACAGGTGGTAAATTATTAGCCTATCTTTGTTTGTCAAACGATGTACAGAATTTATGGGAGTCCAACTATGGTGATAAACTTGTAGGTGTCACCACAACATCTTTATATGGTAAAACAAAAACAAACGGTCTTAGTCAATATGACGGTCTTAAATATTGGAAACGTATGGGTTTTACCACAGGTTCTGTTTCATTTGAACCTGAACTAAAGACAAGAAAACTAATTAAACAATGGTTAAAAAAGAAACATACAAGAAAATATTTTGAATGGTATGAAGCAACTAGACCTAATGGTCAACCATTGAAACGTGATCATAAAAATAGATCATACATGTACACCTATTCGAGATTAAACATACCAAAAGAATACATTAAGACAGAACATAATCGAGGTATATACTTTACAAAACTTTATGAAAATACACCAGAATATCTCAGAGGTGAAATAGATGAAAGTAAACTAATCAAATCTTTTGACACCTCTGTTGAAGCTTTAGTTGATGTGTGGAAAAAGAAACATGCATCAAAAAGAATCAAATCACTATTAAATAACAACAATTTTTCTACAGATTCTTTATTTTATGATGATTTAATATACTTATCATGGGATGAAACAAAAGAAAAATATCTATATCAAGTAGGTAGATGATTAAATCAGACGTATTTGAAGGTATTATAGATGTAGGTAGTGGACTACTTATTGCCATTATCATACAATTACTGGTGTTTCCTTTGTTTGGTCTCTATCCAACAATATTAGACAGTATGGGTATAGCATTGATATTTACAGCTGTCGGAATGATCAGATCCTCACTCTGGAGATGGTTTTTTAGGAAAAGAAAACATGGTCGTAACGTGTGAAAACTGCGAAATGATTGTAAAAACCACAGAAATAATGTGTCCTTATTGTGGTCAGATTGTCGCATCTTGAATAAACCATTGATTTTACTACATTAATTAATAAATTATTTATTTGACAAACCATTTAAAGTATGGTACCTTGGAGTCAAATGAATAAATCATTTTATCTCTCTTTCGATCGGGCTGTGCGTTTTGTCACAGCCCTCTTTACAAATGATAAAATGTATGATAAGGTTTACATATAATGACAATTGAGAATTTACAAAAATCAAATCTTGCAAAACTTCTTGCTACAGAGAATATCACAGTTCAACACAGAAAAGTTGACACTGCTTATTTTGATGTAAAGAACAGAGTTCTTTGTTTACCAATCTGGAAAGAAGAAATGCCTAATGATGTCTATGATTTATTAGTTGGTCACGAAGTTGGCCACGCATTGTTTACTCCTTCCTCTGATTGGGCATTCAAACAAAAAGAAGTTCCTGTTTCTTTTCTAAATGTATTAGAAGACGTTAGAATTGAAAAGATGATGAAACAAAAGTTTCCTGGTTTACGTAAAAACTTTTATGATGGTTATCAGATTTTATCTGACAAAAATTTCTTTGGTATCAAAGATAAAGAAGTTTCACAATTAAAATTTATTGATCGAATGAATGTTCACTACAAAATTGGTGCGTTCGCTCAAGTTCCTTTTCATAATGAGATTGAAATTGATTTTATCAAACGTGCATTTGAAACACAAACTTTTGATGATGTTTTCAATCTTGCAAAAGAAATCTATGCATATGAAAAAGAACAACAACAAAAAGAACAAAAGATACCTGAACAATCACAAGAACAACAATCTGGTCAATCTGATGATGATACAGAAAAAATGCAACAACCAGATAATACACAAGATGATCAACAAGAAGAACAAGAGTCCGCTTCTACTAATGCCGACAATACTGACCAAGACGGTGACGAACTAGAAGTATTACAAGGTCAAGGTGATATCAATCCAGAA